CCCCGTCGCCTTCGCTCAGGAGGTTATCGGCATCGAGCCTGACGAGTGGCAGATTGAGCTGCTCGACGCCATCGCGGCCCCAGCGGAGCGGCGCATATCCGTCCGATCTGGCCACGGCGTCGGCAAGTCTACGGGCGTCGCGATGGCTGCGATTTGGCACGTCCTGATGCGCGTGCCGAGCAAGACGGTTGTGACGGCCCCCACAAGCTCGCAGCTGTTTGACGCGTGCTTCGCTGAGATGAAGAGCGTCGCCAAGCGGCTCAAGCCCCCGTTTAAGGATCTGCTGGAGATCAAGTCTGACCGCATTGAGTTGAAGAGCCAGCCCGAGAGCACGTTTATTTCGTGCAGGACGTCCCGCGCCGAGCAGCCGGAGGCGCTGGCGGGCGTCCACAGCGAGAATGTGTTGCTGATTGCGGACGAGGCGAGCGGCGTCCCGAATGCGGTATTCGAGGCCGCGTCGGGATCGATGTCTGGCCACAATGCGACGACCGTACTCACGGGCAACCCGACGCGTAATACTGGCTTCTTCTACGACACGCACAATCGGCTGCGCGAGGACTGGTACACGATGCACGTAAGCTGCGTCGACAGCCCCCGCGTCAGCGAGGATTTCGTCGATGACATGAAGAAGCGCTACGGGTCAGACAGCCCCGCGTACCATGTCCGCGTGCTTGGCAACTTTCCTCCGTCAGAGGAGGACACGGTCATCCCAGTGTCGCTGATTGAGCATGCCATGGCCAACGACATTAAGATTGACGCCGACACGCCCGCGATTTGGGGTGTGGACGTCGCGCGGCAGGGCAACGACAGCTCGGTCCTGTGCAAGCGTCAGGGTCCAGTCATCTATCCGCTCACAGTGTGGCGCAACTTGGACCTGATGCAGCTCACGGGCGCGATCAAGGCGGAGTATGACGGGCTCGCCCCGTCCAAGCGCCCAGTTGAGATCATCGTGGACAGCAACGGCTTTGGCGCTGGCGTCTTGGACCGACTTCGGGAGCTTGAGCTTCCCGCTCGCGGCCTGAACGTGTCCGAGCGCAGCTCGCAGAAGGAGACGTACCTAAACCTGCGCGCTGAGCTGTGGTTCAGGGCCAAGCAGTGGCTCGAGGGTATGGATGTGAAGCTGCCGAAGGACGACGGCCTGTATTCGGACCTCGCGGCACCGAGGTATCACTTCACCTCGTCGGGGAAGATACAGGTTGAGAGTAAGCAGGCGATGAAGAAGCGCGGCGTCAACTCGCCTGACCGCGCCGACGCCGTGTGCTTGGCTCTGGCCAATGATCACACGACGATGGCGTTTGGTAAGAGCTCAGCGGGATCGTGGAATAAGCCGCTGAAGCGTTCGATACGTGGCGTGACTTAGTGGTACTGCGCCTCGTATTCGACTGCGGCCTGCGCCGCCATCTTGCAGTGCTCTACGTCCTCGCTTGACATGCTTGCGGCGATATCCTTGGCGTGACCGAGCGCGTCGCGCGACTTTTCCTCTGTGGGGGCCGTGATTGCTAGCTTTAGCGCGAGCGTGAGTGCTTCAGTGCGTGTCATGTTGTTTCCTTGCTTTCGTTAAGGGGTGGTCACTTCGGGAAGTGCGCACCCTGTTAAATTTTTACGCTTCGGCTGCGCGAACCATCATCTGGATCGCATAAACCGCGATAGGGCTCAGGGGACGCTCTCCCTGCTCCCAACGGCGTATCGTGCGACCTCCGTGCGCGCCCATGCCCCACTCGTCGGCCAGCGCCTGCTGGCTGTAGTAGAGGGACTTGCGTGCGTCTTTGAATTGCTCTGGTGTCATGTCGTTCTCCTTGGGTGCGGTTGGCGGGGCCGAAGCCCCGTTTTTCATACCGCTACGTTGCGTCCGTATTGCTTACCGTTTGGGTAAATAATCGTGAAGCGGGGCGTTGCGCCTTCCTTCCAGTCTACAATCTTGCGGCTCAATTCAACAGTCTCGGCAAGAGCAGCCTCTCTGCATTCGTTTTGAGCGTGGGCGTGGTAGCAAGCGCCGATTTTGATTGAAGTGGTATACATTGTCGTTCTCCTTGGTTGGTTTGTTTCTATACACATAGACATAGGGCCAGATGACCCTATAGTCAACAGGGTCAGGTCACTTTTTTTTGAATTATTTTCCTCAGCCCGATTTCGGCCCCTCCCCCTCTGCCTGCGCGGGGGTTTATTTACCCGAGAAATCCTGTATTATGTTAAACAACACGAACAGGGGTGTCCCATGTCGAGCAAGGGTCTCTACGCGAATATCCACGCCAAGCGCAGCCGCATCAAGAAGCAGAAGGCGGCGGGCAAGACGCCAGAGCGCATGCGCAAGGCTGGGTCCAAGGGCGCACCCACAGCGAAGTCTTTCAGGGCAGCCGCCAAGACGGTGAAGAGGAAAAAGTGATGTCAGCGACAACAACCACGAAATTGCCATGCAAGTCATGCCCAACGCCAAAAGAGTGCAAGGCCGCAGGCGTGTGCCTTAACCGCTTACGGAAGTCGATGTAATGGCGGCGCAGGACGAGGAAGAGCGCGGCGGCTACATCAGCTTTGCGGACAGGTTCGACGGCGGCGGCGCAGGCCAAAGCGGCGCGCGCTTCGAGGGCGGCGGCTTGCTGTCAGACATCGCCAACATGTTCGCCACGCCACGCAAAGCTCGCGGTGCCGACACGGGGCAGATACGCCCCGTCGCCCGACCTAGCGTGGAATACATCAACGCGGCGCGAGATCGCGTCAACGCGCCGTACTCATTCGGGCGTGACCTGCTTGACGGTGGCGGCTTAGGCCGACGCGCGACGCTTGCAGAGATTAATTCTGGCAGGGGCTTTCGCGGCGGCTTGCTGTCCGGCCTTGCAAATATGTTCGGCGTCCGCCCGATGGGCGCGAATGACCTCGCCCTGATCACGTCGTATGATGCGGCGCTCGCAGCGAACCCCCAAGTAAAGGCGGAGATGGGCTTCCCTGATGGCGGCGGGCTGCTCGCGCCCCCTGCGACGGAACCGTCGATGTTCGACCTCTATGTGGAAGGGTTAGGCGTGGCTGCGGATGGCGCGACGACCGCAGAGTTGGAGGAAGCGGCGCGGGAGCAAGTAAATGAGTCGGGCAGATACACTCCACCGCCAGAAGGCGCAGCAGCCGACCTAAATCGGCACCTCCAAGACGCCGTCGGCTTGGACAAAACGATCGAAATACTGCACAGCCCGAACGCAGCGCGAGTGTTCAGAGAGTTTACGGCAAACGGCAACCAGCTCCCCTCGAGTTTCTCTGACAGCGCCCTCAATATCGACGTCTACGGCGACCCTCTTGGGCGTGGCACAATGGTCGCCCGCTAATGGCGATGTCCAAGTCGGAAAAGATCGCCGCCGCGAAGAAGCGCCACGGCTTCACGGCGGTGAATAAGCCACGCCGCGGCGGCCCCAAGAAATTCGAGGTCTTGGCCGTCGAGGGCGACACCGTCAAGAAGATCAACTTCGGAGACCCGAATATGTCGATCAAGAAGGACCAGCCCAAGCGCAAGGCGTCCTACTGCGCCCGCTCGGGCGGCATCAAGGGCAAGAGCAGCAAGCTCAGCGCAAACTACTGGTCCCGCAAAGCATGGAAGTGTTGATCTGATGGCTGATACTGATTTCAGAAAGAAAATGCGCCTCAGCGAGAGCAGTGGAAACTACGGGATACTCACTGACATAAGCGGCAACCGCCAAATGTCAGGGGCGTACCAGTTTTCGGAGCCTCGGTTGGTGGATTACATGCGAGACACTGGCGAGGTCTTTCCTATGGAGGAGTTCCGCGCCAACCCAGACCTGCAAGAGCGCGTAATGAATTGGCACGAGCAGGATATAATGGAATACGTCTTCGACAAGGGTCTGGACCAGTACATCGGCCAGACTGTCGGAGGTGTAGATATCGATCCTGCGGCATTGACGGGAATGGCTCACATCGGCGGGCGCAAGGGCATGCGAATGTTCTTGCAGAGTGGCGGGAGACTCAACCCGAAAGACGACTTCCAGACTAGCATTGCCGATTACGGGAAAAAGTTCTCGGGGTCCGACATGTACGGGTTGACACCAACGCGCCCTAGAATGCGCCCTGCGGGACTTGTCGAGGAAGAGACGAGAGTGCGTCCCCG